TCCTCCTCGGGCGAGGCCGTGCGGTTGTCGCTCAACTGGTCGATTTGGTCCTGCGTCATGCCCAGCTTGGCGAGGTCGGACGCCGTGACTTCCTTCCGATAGCCCGCATAGGACGCTTGGTCGATGTCGCGGACCGTGCCGGGGCTGACCAACAGGTCCTCGGGTGCCACGTTATCGACCACGACGCGCTTGCGGCGGCGGATCGTGCGGATGGTGCCGCTGAACGTCGGCTGCGGCTCGGGCATCAGCATGGGCTGGCCCATCTCGTCCATCATCGGCTCGGCAGGCGGTGCCACCGGGTCCGGCTTAACGTCGAAGGCGACCTCATGCGCGCCGTTCTCGGTCGCAATCTCGACCGCCGCCGACATCTGCTCCTCGGTCCACGACTGCACCGGGTCCGTGCTGACCTTCTCGACCTCCTCAACGTCCACGGTGACGACGCCAAGGCGGCTCATCAGCGCGTCCTTGAACCACCAGTAGAAGATGCGGAAGCCGTCGTTCTCGCGCATCATCACATGCGGGACGTAGGACGACGCCTCGCGGGCGGCCGTCTCGTCCTGCTGCTCAATCGGCGTGAACTCCACCACATCGTCGCCGGACGCGAATACCCGCATCATGCTCGGCATGACGCTTTCCACGGTGTCTGCGAACTCGGAGGTGACGACCTTGGACTGCCCCTCCTCCTCGTCGCCGTAGGGCTTGCGGTCGTAGTAGTCGAGCGCGCGGGTGCGAACGCCCTCAAGTTCGCTGTCCTGCCAATCCTGGGCGTCGCTTTCTGAGCGTCGCAGAATGGAGATCAGGTCTTCATCGGATACCGGCATCGCTCGCCTCCGCGTCCCGGCCCAGCCAGAAGTAGGCGGGCGTTTGATTTAGGGGTAGACCGAGATCGCCCTCGTACATCAGGCGTCCGTACTCGGTGACGCGGCGCGGGACGATGGGCGGGTCCGAGAAGGCCATGCGGACGCTTCCGCCCAACGTGTCGAACACTCGGCCTTGCAGCCGCGCCGCCCAGTAGTCGCTAAGACCGTCGCTCATGCCGCCCCTCATGCCGGAAAACGGTGTGGAACTTGGGACCGGAAGTACGTCTCCATCGCCCACGGCTTGCCCTTGCGCGTGTGTTCCAGGATGTACGCGTGCTGCCGCTCAATCTCGTCGTCCGGCAGGTATTCGCCCTCCGCGCGCTCCGGAATCGGCGTCAGGCAACGCTTGGCGAAGTATTCGTTGTAGTCGTCCGTGAACGAAACCTGCTGCCAGTGGCGCATGATGAACTGGTCGAGCGTCCCCTTGATAAACGGCGGCACCAACTTCTGCCCGCTCAGTTCGCAGAACACCAAGCCATCGTCGCGCCCCGCCATGTAGGCGATGCCCGGCGGGATGTACTCGGGCGGCAGCATGTCGAGGGTGCTGGTGAACGCAATCGGCGGGTCGGCGCACAGTTCCGGGCAGAGGTACGCCACGTTCTGCGGGGTCGCGGCCATGTGGACCGCGTTCTTGCCCACCCATGTCACCTGATGGCTGCTCGGCCATTCGTCCGGGAAGCGCAGCCCGTTCGCGATGGTCTTGCCCGTCCGCGCGTGAATGTGCTTCAGCGTCAGGCCGCCAAGCGTCTCCGCAGGGATGGCGAGCGACCCGTCGTCCTGATTGCGGAACGGCTCAAGGTCGGCAGCCATCGTGTCGATGTTGGCCGACATGCCCTGCTGGATCACAGCCGGGTGCTTCGCCGCCAACTTGCCAAGGCTCAGGAAGTACCCGTCGGCGTAGGCGTGGTCGGCGCAATACATGTGCATCGACATGCCGTTGTGACCGGCCATGTGCGCGATGATGTTCTGCACCACCGCGAGGATGCCGTACTTGTCCTCCGGGTGGCTGATGTTGGCGATCAACTCGGCAGGGATGTCGCGGAACAGCGTGTGGATGCCCGCCTGACGCATCCAGCGCGTGGCCTTGAACAGGTAGCCCCGGTCCTGCCGCTGGCCGTAGAACACCATCACGGCCTTGCCCGACAGCGCCTTCAGGTTGTCCGGCGTCCCAAGGCACGGGAGCGAGTACGTCACCATGCGCTCGACGTACTCCATGCCCCACACGGGCGTCCCCATCAGGATGCCGCCGTGCTCCGTCGGGCAGGTCTGGTGCAGCGCGGCGATCTCGGCCTCAAACCACGCGGCCAGCAGCGGCGAGTTGGACGCCATGCGCGCCACCGCGTTGTGGTTGCCTGCGAGGACGGCATCGACTTCGTTCACGGAACCCCCAAGGGCCAAGAGAGCGTGGAAATGTCGTCGCCCGCTTCCTTCACGCGCTTGGCGAACAGGCGGACCATCTTGAAGATTTCAAACTCGACGTTATCGCGGACCCAGCCAATGCCGGTCGCGAACAGCGAGCGGTCCATGAACGGCGGATAAACCTTGTCGATGGCCGCGCGTTCGATGGCGTCGTACCACTCGGCGTCTACGCGGACCTCGCCCCACTCGGTTTCCATCACATGGTACTTCGTCATCGGGCGTACTTCCGCAGCTTGGCGAACGCCGCCTGCAACTGAACGTCGTTCGTCTTTTCCGGCGGGTACATCTGGTCAAGCAGCCGACCGAACAGGCTCATCACATCCACTTGGTCGTCGTGCTTGCCCGCCGGGAACGTCAGCAACTCGGCCTCAAGGTCCGGCAGCCATGCCGCGTGACGCGGGAAAAACACCTTGCCCTGGCTCATGCGGCCACGGATGGCCTGCGCGCGGGTCTGCTTGTCGGTTGCGCTGGTGAACTGCTGCCGGGGGATGTAAATGCGCCGCTCCTCGCCGCGCTTGGACAGGAACGGGCCGACCGACTTCTCGATCTGCCCCTTTTCCTCAGCCCAATCCGACACCTGATGCCGGGCGCCCATGTCCAACAGCACATCGGCCCAAACGTCCGTGGTCGTTCGCTGCCGCCACCAATCGCGGATGTAGAGGTTGCCCTCGCCGTCCACCGACGCCACGCCATGCACGGTGTAGTCGCCATCATCTGCCGTGACCGCGTAGTCGCTCGCGCCGTAGTTCCGCACACGGTCCGGCAGGGCGTCGTAGTACCTGAACCAATCCTTCTGGAAGAACCCGCCGCCCTCGGGGATAGGCTGCTGCTGGAACAAGGCCGCCCACTCCATCGCAGGAAGTTCGCTGCGGCGGCGCTTCAGGAAGGCCGCGTAGTTGTATCCCTCGGGGTCGTCCCAAAGGTACTGCCCCGGCTCCCGGCCCAGCACATCGTCCGTGCCTGCTATCGCCGGGATGCTGACAACCCGGATGCGCTGGCCCGTCGTCTCCGCGAGCGCCACAACGCGGCCGGCTAGATCGTCCAAATGCCAGCGCGTGTGCATAATGACGCGCTTTGCCCCCGGCTTCAGACGGGTCGAAAAGTCGTTGAGATACCAATCCCACACCCGGTCGCGGATGCGCTCGCTGTAGGCGTCGTCCTTGCTGCCGAACGGGTCGTCAATGATGCCCAAGTCCGCCCGGAAGCCCGCAATGCCCGCCTGGACGCCCGCCGCCAGATACTCCCCGCCGCTGTCGAGCGCCCAACGGTCCGCCGCTTGGCTATCCTGCGCCAAGGCCACGCCCAACACGGCGGAATTGACCGCAATCAGGTTGCGGACGCGGCGCCCCCACTTGGCGGCCAATTCGGCGCTGTGCGAGGCGGCAATCACGCTGCGCCCCGGATTTCTCGCCATCCAGTGCGGCGGGTAGGCAACGCTGACATACGACGACTTTGCCGACCCCGGCGGGGCGAACAGCAGGAGCGTGTCGTAGTCCTCCGACGCCATGAGCGCGTCCAACTCGCGCAGAATGAGCCGGTGATGCTCGGCAGGGTCGAAGCCGATGTGCCGGGACCACTCAATGCAGTCGGTCCTCAGCCGTCTCCGGGCCAGCAGCATCCCCGCCGCCGCTTGTGGCGATAGCGGCAAGTTCTGCGTCGGTGAGGCTGGCGGGGTCGCGGATGATGTGGGCATCGAGTGTCATCGCCTGTGCGGGGCGTCCATAGGCGCGGTCCAGCAGCGCCTCGGCAGCAGCCACGCGGGTCCGCTCGTTCTCAGCTTTCAGTGCCGCCACAAGCGTTGCGATGGCCGCTTCCGTGTGCTTCCGGGCGAGTTCCTTCAGGCGTAGGTCCGCCTTCGGCCTTCCGCTCGGGTTGCCTGACTGTCCCTTTTGGAACGCCATTGTTATGGCCTTGTTAGCAAGGCTGGGCGGCGGCCACCGAAAACGGCCTCCAACTCATCCGCCGACAACTGGTCGTAGTCCGAAAGTTCCTTATGGTCCAAAAACTTAACGGTTTCGGTCTTGCGAAATTTCGACTGCTTACCCCGACCTCGGATCACGATGTCGCGGGAGTTCTCAAAATGCGTCCCGGCGTACAGATGCGCGGGGTTGCAGCACGGCGGGTTATCGCAGTGATGGCAGATCAACTTCCCTTGGGGGATTGCCCCGTGGGCGACTTCGTAAGCGGCGCGATGCGCCTGCTTCAATTTCCCCTTCCAGCGCAACTGCCCGTAGTTGGCTTTATTCCTAAAGCCCGTCCATTCCCAACAAGCGTCCT